ATGGAACTCCAATATAACCTCGTTTTCCAGCCCACTGAGTAGATGCACGCCAGTCGTTCATTACCTGAATAACATCTTGAGGTCGCGTTAAAGCAGGGTGAAATGCTGGGTACACCACAGGTACAAAAACGGAGTCTGCATACCCAAAACAAGTTTCTCCCCTGTAGAAAGCATGAAGATTGGTGTTAGCATCAGGTATAATGCTGTGGTCAAAACTAGATGCAAATGTCTGCATCTGTTCAAATTCGCGTGTATTTGGTGCAACATATTTATAATTTATTTGGTGTCTCATTTTATGCGCCTGTGTTCAAGGATATTGTATTGGCTGATGGATATTGAGGGTTGGCGGCCTCTGTTTGGATCACAGACTGCCTGACATTTGAATTACCACACAATACACAAGGTAAGCAATCTCCAGTTGTTTGATTGTTCAGTGGAATGCTAGAATACAGCGGAACAATTCCATCATTTCCGTATGGGCTGATGAACAGCTTTGCGTATGAGGTAATTGGGACGCTGGCTTGAGTGATCGTTGGCATATTCTTATGGGTTGGCCTTCCGATACTGATTGGCGGCGTTTGTAGCCTCCTGCTGGGCTAGCGTGAACGCATTGGACTGAGCGTCGGCTGGAGAAATGTACGAAGTGTAGGAGGCCGTAGCAGTCGCGGATACCGATGGGCTTGTGCCAGTTGCTGGCAATGTAATTGTAGCGGTTTGTGTGCTAGACCATGTGTTTACAACATTGCCTGCGCTTTCTTCAGGAGGCGCGGCTAGCGTTACCGCGATTGATGATCCGTTCTCTCCAACAACGCACCATTGAGTCTCGTCGCTACTAGGAAGTCCTACAGACTTGTCAGGCCATTCATCCATGTACATACGGAGGGCGTCAACTCCAAGCTGACCACACCATTCGATTAGGAAGCTGAACGCCTTGTCCACATCCATCGTGTATTTCGATTCGCATGAAGCTACCTGTGTGCTTCGTTGCACATTTTCCGTTGTAAGTCGTCGATACTGAGTTTGGAGGAATCCAAGGCTTTCAATCTCAGCGGCATTTGGGCTTGTGCTGTACTGGTATGGATCATTTACAGCGAGCAGGCGCGTGGAAAGAATGGTCTGGTAGTATCCTCTGGTTCCGCGATAAGAAACCCTGACGTCTGTTGTGCCAGCAATCTGCGAGCAGTCGATTTCACCGAATGCCATCTGTTTGTAATCCATTTCGTCGCCCATGAGCGCGGTCTCCATCTGGCAATAGATCCTGTTTACGAAGTCAGTCGTCGTTCCATCCTGATTGATTTGCAGGTAGGTGTCATAACGCTCTGGCATGAATGCCTCCCACAGGTGATTGAATGAACCATCGTTGGTTGGCGCGTAATCGATGGAGAATGCAAATAGGCGGTTCTCATTTTCGATAATATCGGCAGACCATACCAGCGGCCTAATGCCATTCCAGACTCCACACCATGCTGGCGGCTTTCCATCAGAAAGCTCGGATGCTACGGAGTAATCCAGCACCATTGTCTCGCTGTTCACTGGCTCTAGGTATGGAACTGAGTACAGAAGATAGTTTTCAAAAGACGCCGCGCACACTCCGCTTAGATCAGCCGACAAGAGCCGCTTTACCTTTGCCATTTCGACATCCTTGTACAGGACTTGGCTTGAAAGGTTACTGGTCTTGGCAACATCAGCGGCTACAAGGCCACCCTGAGAGTACCACCACATGAGTCCAGCTTGAAATGCAATGCTATTGCCTGAAACGCATCCTAGAGATGGGTACAGGGTTGATTGAAAGTTTGGAGTGATGCCCCAAGTCGCTCTGTCGAGGATTCCGCTTTTCAGCGTGATCGTCGAATAGTCGGTAAATACATACAAGCAGGTCGCGGCATTCTGACCGATGTAGTCAGCCATTCCTGTGACAATTCCGCCGATGTCAAAGTCACCTCTTCCTCCGCCCTGCGTGCGCTCAGTCCACCCAAGTGGATTGCTAAGATCGGATGCCGAAACAATGTTGCCATTGGCTACCCACAGGCGGTTCCCTGAGTATGCCATCCAGTATCCGATTGGCATTATGGATGACTGCGCTCCTGTCGTGTTGCTACCATCCCAGTAAGCAGGCTGTGAGATGCCGTCTTGGATGATTACGATGTTGTGCGAAGGAGTGATCGTGACATTGTTTGAGCTATCAGTCTGCGCCGCCTGAGTTGCGATCACAAAGTTAACCATTTTAACATTTGGATCTAGCTTGATGCTGGTCAGTTTGTATTCATTCCAGTCAGCAGGCTGTGTCAGTGGGAATGGGGCGTAATAAACATTTCCATCGACGCAGAACATCACATACGAAAGGTATACTGAAGTGCTTCCAGTACCTTGTGGCGTATATACCTGTTCTGGCGTGTTGATGACGACACCTGAGAGGTTGGTGATTGTCGATTGTTGTTGGAAAATCTTATTGGAGTTGAAAACGATGCCGCCTTGAAAGTTCCCAGCAGGCAATGATAGGCGCATCTTGAATCCGTTGCGTGTTTGAACAACGCCGCCCCTGCAATTCACATTAACGCCCCACTTGTATTGGTGTGGAGGAAGTGTCCAAGGGTTTACAACGCTATTTGCGCCGCCCACCCATCCGCTACCTACCTTATTCCTCCTTCCTGCCGTTATATTGGGCGATTTCATTAGTAGCCGTAGAAGTCTGAGTCGATAACAGGGTCGGTTTGGTCGCCGTAGGTCAGACCATTGATTTGAGGAGGCATCATTGCGTGTCCTTCCATGCTCTCGTTCTGGTTATGGAGATAGGCAATCGCAACCTGCCAATATTTTTGAGACTGCTCAATGAAGTCCTTATCTTCAAGATCGCAGGCGTGAAGAGCGGCGAGAATGGCGCGAGAATTCTCAAGAGGGATATAATCGTAAACACTGGTGATTTCAGGAGCCTTGGTGCGATAGATGATGCGCGCCCATGCCGCAGTTTTGCCAATCCTGATTCGGCGGTACTTTGGATTCGTCTCGGATGGGTGATACTGACCGATCAGAGCAAGGCTGTTGGTGCGTCCACGATCAAATGCATACAGGCTGATGTACCCAGCACTTGCAGGCTTCTCAATGTGCAGGATCGCTTTAACAAGCGTTGGAGCGAGAACAGAATCAATAAAGAATGTGCTGGTAGCCGTTGATCCAGTGCTTGAGTAGTAAACAAGTCCAGTTGTTCCACCTGCATTTGCGTGAGCAAGTGTGTCATACAACGAAATGGTGTTTTCATCCACAAACCTAGCATAGTAGGCAGTGCCATTGTTCAATGTGACCACACTGGAATTGATCCAAGATGTAGTTGATGGCGTCGTGTAATAAGCCTGCGCGCTGGTCAGATCAGCGATATTGTTGATCACAAATGCGTCCTTGATTGTATTTGTGGACGATGTTGCCTCGCCAATAAGCGCGCTCGGAAGCGTGTCATTGGTATTTGCGCGAACCATTACCTGAACGCCTGTGTCATAGGTAGAATTAGGAACAGAAAGCGTTGAAGAAGGAACTGGCGTGAAGCTGACGGCGTGATTCATCGTCAGCGTTCCGTTGGCAAGCGTTGGAATGCTTCCATTTACAAAAACAATCGGTGTTGTTCCTGTGGAATCGTACAGATAGATGTCTGCTCCGTAGTTTTTGATCTGGTACTGAGTTCCATGCGTAAGCGGATAAGGTAATCCTGAGTCAGTTGCCCCTGAAACATAAGAACTAGACTGGAATGTGACTAGCGTACCATCATTCAGTAGCTGATTAGTTGAAGGCGCAAGCAAGCTGGCTCCGTTCGTAAGGTTTCCAGCAGGGATGTACGCCTTTGCATACGCTGGCTGTTGGACTGCGTAATAAGCCTGACCAACGCCAAGTGTAAGCGTTGTGATCGCGTTATCTACAACAATTGCAGTGGCTCCAGTTCCTGTTGTGTCGCCAGATGCAGGCGTGATAGTAATTGTCGGTAGAGTAGAATACCCCAAAGTACCGCTTGGAACTGAAATTGAGCTTACATAGCAGGTATTTGCAACTGCTGTTGCAATTGTTCCAGCATATGAAAAGAATAGATCGCTATCTGTTCCATTGTTTGGATTTGCTGGTGTTGGAGTTCCATTTCCTGAACCCAATGTAGACCCAGCCGCTGTGCAGGTATAAAGATAGGAACCAAAATACACCTGCTGTCCAATAGAATACTGCGTATTAACAGACCAAGGAGTACCGATCTGCACGCTTGGGGCGGCGGTATACCCTGCTCCAGCTAAAATCATTCCTATTGAACTGATCGATCCATTTAGAACACTTGCTCCAGCAGTTGCTTGGCTGGTGTATCCTCCTCCAATAAATGTTACAGATGGAATGGATGTGTATCCAGATCCCTGACCAGTAATCGTAAATCCTGTAATTATTCCACTTCCATTTATTGTGGAAGTTGCCGTTGCGGTGACTCCATTCGGACTTGCATCAATTGTTACAACAGGAGCAGTTGCAAATGGGCCAGATTGACTTCCAATTACTAAATTTACCGCAGTTATTCCATTTGCAAGACCAGTTATTCCTTGAGGACTACCAGAACTAGCAAAAGTTACAGAATTGTTAATCGTATAAGTTCCAACTCCTCCTGTTCCAGTTCCCAAAGCAGTAATATAAGTGCCACTAGGTATTCCTGTAGATGTGTTTGTCGCAATAATTGACATACCAACTGACAAAATATTTGTTTGAGTTGGGTATGCAGTTACATGGAGAGTGGTTCCTGAAATGTATCCAGAAGATAATGTAGATATAAGTCCAACAGATGCTGTAGCTTTTGCCGTTGCTCCGCTTCCAGTAATAGTTACTGATGGAGGAGTAATATAACCATAACCTCCAGAAATTATATTTGTGGAAGTAATAGTTCGCTCAATAGTTGCAGTTGGTGCAGTAGTAAATGTTCCACTGCCTCCTGTTATTGCAACTGATGGAACAAGTGAATAATTAACCCCTCCACTAGTTACTTTTATGTTTGTAATTGGAAAATTTGCTGTCGCTTCGGCTTGCGTTGAATAGAACTTTGCAAGCGTGTTAGAAATTAAAGCAATATAACCACTGGAAGAAGCTGGGCTTAGTGTTGGGAACAAATAATCAGATCCAAACTGAACAAGCTGACCATTTGTTAGTCCTGAAAATGTCCCTTCCCACTGATTATTAAATCCAATAGAAAACGCCCTGCTAAGTTGAACATAAAAAGTTCCAGTTCCGTTACTAGTAATGTTGACAGGGTTAAAGAATTGATCAACAACACTGAATGTTCCACTAGCGGCATTCAGAGGTGGCTGTGCAATGTATGTTGTGCCTGCCACTAAAGGAGATGGAAGTGTTCCTGTGCTTGAGAATTGGATAAATACGCCAGTCGATGGCGTGATAGAAACAACAGGAGCGGTTGCATATCCAGAACCTTGCGTAACAACATTTATGCTTGTGACCTGACCATTTGAAATGCTTGCAATAGCCGTTGCTCCTGACCCTGCGCCAGTAATTTTTACTGCTGGTGGAGTTGTATATCCAGATCCTCCAGAAACAATATTAAATGAAGATACAAATGATAGAGTTATAGATGCATTAGCCGTTGCACCAGTTGTATTTGCTCCAATAAATGAGATTGTTGGTGCGCCTGAATAACCCAATCCACCATCAGTAATTGTAATTGCTGTTACAGCACCAGAAACAATTGTTGCATACCCAGTCGCTGTTCTAAATTGCTGGTTTGTGTTAACAGGAGGGTTTGGTGGTGGACTAAATTGAACAAGAGGAGGCGTAGTATATCCAGTTCCACCTGATGTAATTGTAATTCCAGTAACAGAACCTACAACGACTGCCGATGCCGCCGCGCCGCTTCCTGATGGTGAGTTTACGGAAAGACCTGATGCTGTGATGTTACTGGTCTGACCAATGTTTGCTGTAGCAGGTATGAGTTTTACGAGCGAATTCGTTCCAGAACCTGCGGTAGTAAGCGTGATTGGGTTTACACCTGAAACAGCATCAGCAGGATTGGTGTGAATTGTTACCGAGGTTGGCGTAAGTACATA